TTTTTATTTATTTAATACAAGCATAACGTTCACTGTTTAATTTATCCATAACAAGATCTAAAGCAGTTTTATTTTGCATGATTTGCTCAAACAGAACAGGCGACATACCACTAACAAAAGTGATATTGTTTTCTTGACGCATAGGAATATTATCACGATTACGAGAATTAACATTCCAAAAGATGAGATTAGGCATTCTATAACCAGCATTTTCCCACTTACGCTTGATACCTTCCATCAAGGTCTCTTTTTCCGCTACATGAGAGCCAGAGTTTCCCCAGTACCAACGATGTCCACGAGCAGCGTCAAACTCCATATCAGAAATTATAACAATGCTCTCAGGAAGATCATCTTGAGTACATCTATTCTGAATAGCTGTATTCAACAGCATATCAAAGGTAGCCTCAATATCAGTGTTTTCGCACAAGTTTGTACGATAGATACGCTCTACCTTATCGCAGAAATCGACACCATCTGTTTTAATTAGCTGAGGACGTGAGCTAAATGAAATATAGTGTCCAGCAAAAGGTCCTTTCGCCTTTTCAGCGCAGTAAAGACCAAGAGAAATCGCAACATTGATAGGTGCGGATTCATTGGTTCCCCACATGCTTCCACTGGTATCAACTACGCAAAGAGCGTTCAAGCTGGCATTCTTAAAGTAATCTTCAAGATTATCCCAGTATTTATTAATCATCAAACGCTCGGTATTATCCAGAGGAATATTGCTGTAACGGTTGTAATAACCCATTCCTCTTGTAAGGTTATATGCCTTAGCAACAACCTCATAAGGATAAAGAGCTTTTGCGTTAACCTTAGTGGTTTTATCTTTTGCAAAGTCCTCATAAGACTGAACAATTCTTTCAGACTTCATACGCTCAATATCGTGACGTGCAAAGGCATTACGATAGATAATACCAGCACGAGAAGGAATCTTATCAAATTCGATTTCATCCCAGCGCTGCGCAGACATCAAACGCTCAAGCAAACGAATACGCTCACGAAGTATAGAAAGAGTTTTTCTATACTCTTTATGTGTCATCTTAAAGTGACGACGAGTAATATTCGCAAGGTTGCGAGAATCTTTTGAGCTGGTGTTCTCTGACTTTAGCCACTTAGCCAAAAGAGAGGGTGTCTTACACTGTACGTCAAGCGAAAGCTGACGATACATCAAATCAAAAGCTTCTCCCTCAAGAGGAGTTCCTACGAAGACATAAAGGTCGTCCCACCTCCGATATTCAGGAATATATTTTAGGTTTCGACTCATAATTTCGGTATGTTCATTCGCAAGCCATTTAGTAATCACGCGAAAGAAACGACGTTCACCTTGTCCGCCTCTAATATCAGCGATATAAAAAAGGCATTTCATTGCATAAGTTTCATTTTCTTCAAAAGCCTTTTTAAAAAGATTAATACAGTCTATTTCGCTTCTGGTGCGATAAGAGGCTCCTAAGGAAAAAAGATCAAGCAATCCATTCATAGTTGAAGTTCTTGTTATCGCACCGTTTTCCGTAGTTGTAAAAAGGCTATCTTCTTTTAAAGCGTTCATAAATTTATTCATAATTAAAATCTCCTTTTTCTCTTAGTCTTATATCAAGACCGTAGTTTTATTTAATTAAATATTTATCGTTAAAAATTAAATCTATATTTAAATTATTCTTTTCCCAATAAGGAATTCTATATAATGGAATTGAATGTTTTAAACAATAATTATTTTTTATATTATCTCTTTTTTGTCTTTTTTCTAAAGAATCAGACCAAATTTTTTCTGTCTTTTTTAAGAAATGTTGCTCTCCATCGTATTCAATTAAACATTTAAGAGAATTATCTGAATTAAAAATGGCAAAATCAAATCGAAGAAGAATATTGTTCTCACTTCTTAAATCATTAAAAGAATATTCTTTTTGATATAGAATATTATTTTCCTTTAGTAATTTTTCTATCTATAACTCTCCAAAAGAGCTTCTAAGACATCCGCAACTAAGAGTATCTCCACGAGATAATTCCATTTGATTAACTATTGTTTTATTTCCACAATCACATTCACAAAGCCATTGACTTCTAGACCTATTTGAACCTGCATACTTTAAAACTGTTAATTTCCCAAACCGTTGTCCAGTTAAATCTTGCAACACTTTTCGACCATTTTTTTGAGCGGTTTCTGTCCTAAGGCAACCACAAGATCTACAAGTCCCCTATCTTAAACTTTCAGTTTTTACGACTTTTTGTTTTCCACATTCGCACTAACATAACCACTAAGTTCTTTTTCCATTTTTTTCAGCTGGAGCAATAACTGTTAATCTTCCAAACTTCTAATTTAATAAATTTAATTTTTTTGGCATATAATATATACACTTCCTTTCATTATTATTATTGAAAATTTAAGTAAATATATTATAATCCATCGTCCAAAAAGAGTTATACTACTGCAAGAGGAATTATTTATATAATTGATATTTTTTGCTTATTTCATTTATTGGTTTTATAAGAAAAGTCATAGACGTATGGGAAATTTGTACGGCAAGCTTTTTCGGGAGACATACTCAAATCTTTTCTTGCTATAATTAACTAACACATTTCTATATCTATAAAATCTTTTCTTAACTTTTCTATATATATTATATAATATTTTTTTATAAGAATCAAAAAAG